TCAATCTTCCGCAACAAGTACGCCTTGAACGAGACGCAAACGTGGGCAGAGAAAGTAGACGACCTTATGCACGATGTCTGTACAGGCATACTAAGCACTGAAGACTCAGAGTATCTAGGCAGTGCTATGAAGCAGTTTAAGTTCATGGCAGGTGGTCGTTACATTTACTATGCAGGTAGACAGGCTAGTTTCTACAACAACTGCTATCTGTTAAAAGGTGAAGAGGACACTAGAGAAGAATGGGGAAAGCTGACACAACGAGCAAGCGACTGTCTGATGAGCGGCGGCGGCATTGGCATAGACTACAGCGTCTTTCGTCCGAGCGGGTCACCACTGGGCAGGACAGGCGGGGAAGCGTCAGGCCCACTGCCACTAATGAACTCTATAAACGAAATAGGCAGAAACGTGATGCAGGGCGGCAGTAGACGTAGTGCTATCTATGCCTCACTGAACTGGCAACACGGTGACGCACAGAAGTTCTTGTCTGCTAAAGATTGGCACGCACTGCCTATCGCTGAAGGCGTTACAGTGTTTGATGCTAAGCAGAACAACTTCAACTTCCCTGCACCGCTAGACATGACTAACATCAGTCTTAACTACGATGACAAGTTCTTAGATGCTGTCAACAACGGCTTCTTGCCTGAGACGTTTGTACAGAATTGCCGTCAAGCACTAATGACAGGAGAGCCAGGATTTTCCTTTAACTTCGGAGACAAAGAGAATGAAACACTCAGGAACGCTTGTACCGAAGTCACTAGTGAGGATGATTCAGATGTGTGTAATCTTGGAAGTATTAATATTGGCGCAATTGATGATATCGAGGAGTTCAGAGCAATCGTTCGAGTCGCCTCGATGTTCCTTGTCGCAGGCACGCTCACAGCAGACCTTCCAACTAAGAAAGTGTATGCTGTTAGACAGAAGAACAGACGACTTGGCTTGGGCTTAATGGGTATGCACGAGTTTCTGCTGAAGCGTGGCAGTGACTACGAAGTAACAGAAGAGCTGCACAGGTGGCTAGAGGTATTTAGAGATGAATCGGAAAGAGCTGCTAATCTTCTTTGTGACACCCGTGGCATCAGTCGCCCTGTTGCGTATCGTGCAATCGCTCCTACAGGTACTATAGGGATACTCGCAGGCACTACAACAGGCATAGAGCCTCTGTACGCTGTTGCTTACAAGCGCCGCTACTTAGTTGGTGGTGACAAGTGGAAGTATGAGTACGTTGTAGACGCTACAGCGGAGGACTTGATTAGGACACACGGCTTAGACCCTGACAGCATACAGACGTCCTCGTCTATGGTTAATGACTTTGAGCGTAGGCTGAAGTTCCAAGCTGACGTACAAGACTATGTTGATATGTCTATCTCGTCTACTATCAACCTACCGCCGTGGGGCAGTGAAGGCAACAACGAAGACCGTGTGATGGAGTTTGCTACAATACTGGCTAAGTATGCACCACGTCTGCGAGGCTTTACCTGCTACCCTGACGGCTCTCGTGGTGGTCAGCCGCTAACGATGTGTAGTTACAAAGAGGCTATGAAGCACAAGGGTGTGGTGTTTGAGGAGAACAGCGAGACTGTGTGCGCCTCTGGTGTCTGTGGCATATAACTAAGTAAGGAAAAGCCCTATAGAGCATCCCAATCTCTATAGGGCTTTTTTGTGGCTATAACAAACGCACGATCCAAAGGTAGCACTAAGGATTAGGTTACTTCTTTTTCTTCTTCTTAGCTGTCGCCTTCTTCTTAGGTGGAGTAGGCTTGCTTTTATTTGAGTAAGAATAGTTCTTCATAGTAACCTCTTTTATGTTTACAAGTTAATAAATCCATGTTATTCTTTTGATGTCTCCGCCGCCGCTGAAGTCCCTATTGAGGCAACTGCTGTTGTTGCTCTTCTTCTTCTGTGCCAAGGTTCTTTAAAGTAACACCCATCCAAGCATTAATAGCTCTTTCAGCTCTTACTAAAACCCTATTATTATTCTTGCCTCCTAGCTTTACTGCCATTAGTGACGTAAACAACTCTTCGTTGTCTATAGCGTCTATTAGTAGCTTTTCTGCGGGATTTGCAATACCTGCCTGCAATAACTCTTGAAACTTCTGAGCAAGGATAGCAGGGCCTTGTATAGTGTTACTAACCTGCCTACCTACTTTAGCGCCAGTAAGTCGAGCAAGCGTTGACCCTATAAGTCCTAGTTTATCAGTACCTATATCAGTCAGCGTCCCTGCTTTTCTTGCTGTGTCTAACAGTTTAGCTGTCCTAACTACACGCTCAAACCTAGCTTTGTGGCTCTTATCAAACAACTGATTCATCATGATCTTTGTTTTTCTATCATCGAAAATAGCACCTAACTTTGCGCCGTTTACATCTCCTGATAGTTCAGTAGCGTTCTTTAACACCCATTGAGTAAACGAGGTTCGCAAACCCGCTGTAGCTTCTCCGGTTACGTCTCTAGCAGCCATTCTTACAAGTTGCTGCATCTCCCTACCAGTTGTCATGCTGTTTAGAACGCTATTAAAAGCCTCGTCAGGGCCTTTGCCAGTAAATATTATAGCTTTATTTACATTTTTGTCTGCAAAACCACGAGGACGTTTTAGTCTAGTAGCGTCACCTGTCCTGATAGCTTCGTTTACCTCGTCACGGAGAACAGGCATTCTAGACATTAAGTCTTCGTTAGAGTTTAAGAAACGGTTTGCTGCGGCAGCGTCGAACTCCGATCCTCTAAAGAAGTTATGCTTTAAAAAATCCTCCATAGAAGCCTGTACCGCAGGGTTTCCTTCAACGGCTGTTAGTATTTGGTCGTAAGCAACTTTGTTTGAAGCACTGCTAATTCCTAAAGTCCTAGATAAAGTAACAGAAGGGTCTAAACGTGCTGCCCCTGTTCCTGACTTGCCTAATATCTTCCCTACTGTGCCTTGAGAAAAACGCTGATTAAGTTCTCTTGAGTAAGCAACAGCCATCGCAACAGGGTTATCGCCTTCTGCGTCCATATAAATACGAGCTATGTCCTCTGTTATTGAGTCAGCTAGTTCATCCGCTATCATTGCTTTTTGTCTGTTAGGTACTTCACCCGACCTAGCCGCTCTAGCTTCTGCACGCAAAGCGCTCTGTACGCCACGTAATTCAAACACTGTTGTTTGTCCTAGCGTGTTTATTGCCTCGCCTTTTTTATTCTTTCTTACACGACCTATGTAATTAGTTGACGTAGGGTTTAATCGCGCAGCTGCTGAAGGCATATTTTCTTTTTGTGCTTCCGGTAACCTACCGTCCCAGTTGTCTCTAGCTGATCTAGACACACCAACGTCAACAGTCAGTTCAGGGTCTACTGCATCAAACAGCTTTGTTTCAAGTCCTCGTGCTTCTTTGTAAGCAAGCTCAATTTCTTCTCTCACAGCGTTTTCTAATACTTCTTTAGTCTGACTCGGAGAGACTTTTAAAGCTGCTTGGTTTGCGCGTTCAGCAGCAACGCTCATACGCGCATCTAACAAAGCACTATAGTGCTTAACTTGGTCTTCAAAGAACTTCTGCGTGTCTTCTGGGAACGTCCCACCAAAATCAAGATCGTCTTTAATTGCTTGATTTGTTTGTTCTAAAGCGTCAGCGTACTGTTGCGATATCGTGCCATCGTTAGCTGCGTCAACAATAGTATTTTCTAAAGCTACTAGTTTAGACTCTCCTGTTCTTTGTGCAATAGTTAGTGCAGCGTTAGGGCTTAGTTCTTCACCACTTCTTAGTTGTTTTAGCACAGTTTCAGGGTCTGCAAGCCCTTGTACCCTAGCCGCTGCTCGTGAGGTAGCTCCTTCTAGACTAAACCAATCTCTTCCTTTACTAACAATGTAGCCTGTCGGTGTTAAGTTCTTAGCTATATACGGAAGACCCAAGCCTACACCAAGTCCAGTAGTCATTTCACCAATAAACTGTGCAGCAGGTAAGTCAGGATAGGCATCTTTAAGTGTGAAGCCGCCTCCTCCTGCTACACCGCCTATGAGGCTTTCGGTTATCGTTGTTCCTACAGGGTTTCTACGGAATAAATCACCATACTGGTTAATAGTGTTTTGTAACGCTGAACGCACTCTACCCGCACCGTTTATTGCAGGGACTCGTTTTGCAAGCAAACCTATCGCTATGTTAGCTACGCCTGACTCAGTAGCGCCTGTTCCCATTGCTGTTCCAACAGTGTCTGGTGCTTCTTTTTCTGGTGGTAGGTCGCGTAACTGTTTAGCTTTTTGATAGTTAGATAACTCAGGGTTGTTTTGTATAGCCTGTCTTCTAATCTCTACATCACCAGAGAATAACGTAGCAGGCAACGCCATCATGCTTCTGCCGATGTCGTCGATCAAGCTACCCTTCTCAGCACTACTTTGCGCTAACGCCTCCGCTTGCTTTAATGCTCTAGCGTTCTTTAAATTTCTAAATTGATTTAGTTGTGGTGTGTCTAAGAGGTCATCTTCCATTACTATTATCCTCCCATCTTAGCTATGATAGCTTCTTGAGTCGCTTTAGGTAACTTCGCAAAGTCTTCTTCGCTAGTGTTATCTATGTATCTATTAACATCATCTACTGTCATAACCGTAACATCATCTATGTTTCTTACAGTCGGGGCTTGCTTTTCAACAGGAAACATTATCCCCCTAAACGATTTTAACTCAGATATTGTAGCTTTGTCAGCTAACCTTCTTATAGGATCTGTTGTAGGGTCATTAACGCTCTTTACAAGTTTGTCTAACTCTCTTTCTGTAAACTTGTCTAAATTGTCTATTTTTACCGCCATTGACTCAGGAGACTCGCCGAGCTTAGGATTTATTCCGTAGGTTGCTCGTATCCTTTCTTGTTCTTGGATAGAATAGCGGCCATCATTGACTGAAAATGCTTTAATTAATAGATTGTCAGCTCCGTTCAGTACGTTCCTTGCAGCTGTTCTTTCTTCATCTAAGGCAGTAGGCAAAAAGTTACTCGTCCACCTTGAAATACCTTCTTTAAACATATTAACAATACCTGTTCCTTTTGTAGCAGCTTCTGCTAGACTCATTCCTTCAGGAAGCTCGTAAGGATTTAAGTCTTCTACAGTGGCTAGCGGATCGTCAGGTCTTATTCGTTTAACGGCTGTTGCGCGTATTGCAGGGTCAGGACTAGCGGCCAATACATCGTCAATTTGGAAGAGACTACCATCCTCTTGTAGTTCTATTCTTAAGCTACCGTCTACTAACTTAGCAGCTGTGTCTTCTAGCTCTTGACCTGTCAGACCTAAACCTTTTAGTTCAACTCTTCTAGAAGCTATTTCATCATCTCGCTGTCTAGTAGTAGCCGCGCCTGCCTCATTTAGATCATCAGCAGCCTTTCTACGTTCTTCTTCTAGTTTTAAAACATACTCACGAGCTGCTTTAGGGTCGTTAGCAAACAAAGCAGGAAGACGAGCAGCTTGTTCTCTTGCTACTGCTTTTGCTGCGTCATCGCCGTCTTTAGCAGCGTCTATTATACGCTGTTGAGCCTGTGTCATTATTGCTCTGTCTTCTGCTCTTGAGCCAATAAGCGTTGCTTCACCTGCTTGCATCTCTATAGCCGCTTGACGAAACTGAGCTGCTTTCTGCGGGTCAGAGTTTTCAACAAGTTTAGCTAGTCTAATAAGACTCTCAGGTGTTTGTTTCTGAGAAGACGCCGCTGCAAGCTGTGCTTTAACTTGATCAGCTGCTGACGTAGGCTGCTCAATACCAAGCAAGCCTGTCGCAGACTGCTGTAACGCACGACTACGCTGTGGCGCTAAATAAGCCGCCATGCCGCCTAACGTACCTACCAAGTTAGCCTGATTAACTGCGTCATTCTGTTGTAGTGTACGCTCTCGTTGCTGCTGAGCAGGGTCAGGAACAATGTCAGAGAACAGGGATGCAATATCTATATTAGCCATTATGGATTACCTAAGTAGTAGTCAAGAGCTGCTTGTGTGTTAGCTGCGTCGTTCAAAGGAGCAGTGACACCGCCAGTTAACATTTCTTTGCCTTTATTAAACAAACTCTCAAACAAGCCTGTCTGTGCTGTCTGACCTGTAACAGAATTAGCTTGTTGACCACCCAACAGATTAGCAATAGCCTGTATCTGCTGTTGTTGTAAGTTTGCTGCTGCTATTTCTGCACCAAGCTGTGTAGACTGCCCAGACTGTAGCATTGTAGCGCCTAGTTGAGCGCCTTGACGCTGACCTGCGCCTGCTATGTCTGCTGCCTGTAGTGCAGGTGATAACGTACCCAGTAACGCCTCAAGAGGCTGATAAGAAGCTGATAGAGCGTTCAAACCTAATCCACCTGCTAACTGCGTCCTGTTACGGAACTCTTGTAACGCTGCTAGTCTCTGGTTAGACTCTTGCCCTTGTTCTGCACGAGCCTGCTCCATAGCGCTGACACCAAAGCCTGCTTGCTGTTCTGCTATGGCTTTCTCTAGTGCTAGAGCCTCTGGCGTACCACCAAACATAGATGTCTGTACACCAAGTCTGCCTTGGTTAGCTAGCCTCTGTTCTAACTGTAAACGCGCACGTTCCTGCTCAGGCGCTACAGAGGCTTGTAGACGAGACATAATATCTGCTTCACGACCCGGAATATTACCGTTTGCAAGCATATTCATTATGGCAGTTTGATCGCCCTCTCGTGCTGCCGGATCACCAAGGTAATCAAACATACTGCTACCAAAACCTTGTAACTGACTCTGTATAGCTTGTTGCTCAGGCGTCATTGTAAGGCCAAGGTTACCTGCTTGGTCAAACTGACCACCGCCAACACCAGACGTAACAGTAAACGGCTTAAACTGCGTTTGTGTTTCTAAGTTAGTAGCGCCTGTCTGAGCGCGTGCAAGCGCTTCTGTTCCTATGCCTTGAACATCTTTAATACCTTTGTCAAAGCCGTAAATAGCTCCAAGGCCACCAATCGCATCAAAAAGACTCATTATGTATTCCTTCCGTTGTTGTTCATGCCTTTGCCTCGCAAGATTCTATCTACGTACTCTGGACGTAAGTAATTACTTTCAAATTCTGTTTTAAATATGTTGTTAGCTAGTGGTGCTGATAGCATACCCATCATCAACAAACCTGTCTCTCCGTCTTTACCGTCTTTACCGTCTTTGCCTTTACCTGTACCATCGCCAATACCTGAGCCACTACCGTCACCTATACCTGTGCCGTCACCTGTACCGTCGCCAGATCCGTTACCAGTACCGTCACCAGTGCCATCGCCGCCACCATTACCGCCGTCTCCTGTTGTGTCATCGCCAGTAGTGTCGCCAACAGTCAGTGTTTCACCTGTGTTATTAGAGTCTCTAGTAGTATTAAAGGTGTCACCAGTGCCGCTAGTGTCACCAGTGCCGCTAGTGTCGCCAACAGTTAACGTCTCACCTGTGTTATTAGAGTCTCTAGCAGTATTAAAGGTGTCACCTGAAGCAGCATTAGCAGCCGCAGCAGCATTTTCTTCAGCCTGTGTCTGGAACGGCCCTGTAATGACGTTAGTGTCTTGTTTATTGCTATCCAGTACATTAGCAACATTTAACAAACCACTAGTAATAAGATCAATGACATTATTGTTAGTAGTTGTAGCGGTAGTAGTGTTTTCTGAGTCTGTAGTAGCATCACCTGAATGCTCAACAACAAAACCTCCAGTAGCAGCATCAACCATAAGACCTTTAGTAGCGCCTGTAGCTGCTCCATTAGGGTCAAAACCACCTACTGTACTGGCATCTATTGTCTCGCCTGTATATATTCTGTTTCCTTCATAGTCAAAAGGAGAGTAATGAAACACATTGTTTTCTGCGTCATACACATACTCGTAGTCACCAACAATACGGTCATCTGTAACTACATCACCTACTTTTAAACCACCTGTAGCCCCTGAGACGTCCGTAGAGCCTGCTGACACTGTTGAATCAACAATACCACCACTAGTACCCATTAAGTCCGCATCTGGCTCTAACGAGCTTGTAGAGCCTTCTAGAGGGTCTGTAGCGTCAGCTGCGGCTGTGCTTCCACCGCCTCCACCGCCTGCTGCAACATCAACAAACGGCTGATTGCTGCCTACAGTTAAACCTATTAGTTCTGATGTTAAGTCTCCACGTGTGTTTAGCGTCTCTGCTATCTGCTCTGGTGTTACATTAGCTGCTCTGGCTTGCTCTATAGCATCTAGTATTAATTCACCTGCGCCTTCTCCTACACCGCCTAAAACTGTGTTAAGACGCTCTTGCCCTGCATACAAAGCTGCTTCTTCTGCGGTCATTGGTGTTGCTTGTAGTCCTTCTCCACCACGACCTAGAATCTTTGAAAAGGCAAGCCCTGCAAGCAAACCTGCCGGATTAAACGACAACAAACTTCCAAGACCACCTGATAACAGACCACTGCTTTTAGCTGCTGTATCAAGTAACACAGGCGCAGCACTAGAGCCTCCAGTGAGTAAACTAGTAGCAGCAGGTACGTTAGTATATTGTGGGTACTGTAATGGCATAATAATTCCTAAGTGTTTCGCTCTACTTTGTTAACCTTCTCAAAGGAGCGTAAGCCGCCAAGACCAAGCATACCCATCAACACAGGTAGCATTGTAGCAAGGTCAATCATAGGCACTTCAACGCCTGTCTCTAATAGATTCAAAGTCATGTTTACAAAAGGTATGATTAGGAAGTTACCTGCCATTCCTAGCACACAGACCCATCCACAGGCAGGTCGCCATCCTGCAACAAACATACTGTTGTGTTTGGCTTCGACCTTGTTAATCTCTAGCTGTGCTTTGACTTGCTCGTTTGTATGACGCTCTGCCATAGTTGCAATGTCATGAGCTAGTTTTTCTTTTAAGTCTTTATCGGGTATTGCCTTGTCTAACAAGTCAGACACTGGCCCGATTAATGAACCTAACATTGCTAACATCTAAGCCACCGCTAACACAATAAGAATAAAAGCAGCTAATAAAATAGCAATAGTAGCTTGCTCGTCAGTAGAACCCATAAACTTAGCTTTTACAAACTTACCTATGATTTTAGCATACTTCATATACTTATGTCCTGTTATTTAGTACTGTTAGATTCGGTTTAACGTCTTCTTCAGGCTCTATAATAAAATAGTAAAGCTCTAATAACTCTTCTACGTTGTAGTTGCCTTGTGTAGCTCTGACTAGCTCTAGCATTAATGTCTGCTTAGCCTCGCCAAGAGTCATTAGTATGTACCACCGTCAATAGTAGACAAACTTACTGTACCAGTAGCTGTTAAGTTAGCTACTGTTACTGTGCCTGTGAACGTAGGAGATGCTAAGTTAGCCTTACTGTTTACTGCAACAGCAATAGCGTCAAACTCAGCACCAACTTCAGTACCTTTAATTACTTTAGCAGGGTTGCCGCTGACCATTGCGTCTTTAGCTGCAAAGTTAGTTATCTTAGTGTAATTACTCATTAGACAATCCTTCCTAGTAATGCGTGTATGTTTATCTCTTGTAGAGCAATAGTCTTGCCTTCTACTGTTGTTTCTACGCCTACAGCTACCACAGTTCCTTGACCGCTAGTGTTAATCTTTTGACGATTGATAAGAGCAATAGACGACGAATACTCAGCCTCTGTGTTAAATTCTGAGATGTTGTACTGACCTACGTTAGACTTAGGCAGTATATACGCTTGCTTAGTGTACGCACCAGAGTAGTCATAAGCCCAGTTAAGCACTACAGTAGCTTCAGCACCGTCAAACGTAGTTAAGTTTATCTTCTTTAAGAACTTGAGCTTAGATGTGTCACCAAAGCTCAACGGATGGCTAAAGTAGCTAAGCAAGTAACCAGTAGTGTTGTCTGTAAAGCCTGAGTAACTAGCTACACCTGTCTTAGAGCCTATGTACAACGCTTCTGTTGATGTAGTTGTAAAGCACAGCGGGTTAATGTGCGACCATGTAGTTGCTCTGTAGCTGCCGTCTTGTAGCGGAAACCGTGTATCAAAGCAGTAGACAACACCTAGTTCTTGGAAGTTAAGCAGCACAAACGCCTCACGAGGAGAGTAGTGCATACTGATGTTACCTGTCTCTGCTATAAACAGTGACTTAATGTCGTTGTTTACGTTCTTAGAAATGTCACCAATAGGCGCTGACTTCTCTTGTATTGTCCTAGCAAGGCTACGCACACCTGAGTCGTCTAAGAAGATCAAGTCTTTACCAGTAGACACAACAGCGTCTCGTGACACGCAACCTACGTTAGATATAGTGTCTGACAAGACCATAGTAGCCGGATTGTCTGCGCCTGAGTAGATAACTATAGAGCTGCGCCCAAAGATGACTAGGAAGCCGTTGTGAGCCGCTAGAGCAACGATAGTGTCATACCCTGTAGGCCACACCTTAGTAATGTCAATCGAGCCTGTAGAGCCGCCTGTCCAGTGTGAGCCTTGCAACAGATCAGACCAATAAATAGTAGACTTGTCATCTGTAAAGTCTGCCACCCAAAGACGACCAAACGCTGCTAAACACTCGTTACCTTGTGGCGGCGTGCCTGTAGAGTGTCCGTGATCTGACATAGGGTCAAATGTACTGGTGCTGTCTTTGTAAACTAACGGCTCATATCCACGCTGAAAGAAATACATAGAGTCGTTGAAGTTGACCATCTTCCAGTTATTAGCCGTAATGGTGTATCCTGCAGGAGTTAGGTCAGTTAGCGTTGTTGTGCCTGAAAAGACTTTGTTGTTTCCTGCCGAGAAGAAAAGAGTATCTCCGTCTTCAGCAACAAACTCGCCCATTGACTCTATACCGTCAGATGTACCAAGAACAGCTGCGCCGTTAGTGGTGATCATCGTATAGCCCTTACGAGAGGCAACTCTGCCTTCTTTGTCAATTACACAGTTATCAGCAACAGCAGCAAAGCTAGGCTCTTGCGCTAGCGGAGCATCTTGTGTGTTGATGCCTGCAAATCCCGGAGCTGTAATTGTAATGCTCTGTAGTTGTTGAGCCATTAGAGTTCCTTATACAGCAACAAATGTGGTGTCTTCTGCATACTTGTTAGCGTCAAACGCTACAGCATCAGACAACGTAGCATCAGCTATAGCAAACTGCTCTGCTGCTGACTGACCGCCTGTCTCGCCACGCTCACGTAACGCCATAGCCAAAGCAAGCTGTAACACAGGGTTGTACGG